TATCAGGAAGAGCGCGATGTTGCCTTGTGGAACCAGGGCTTTGAGAACCTGCTGTTCAACGGAACGCCTGTTGTCCCGTCCGAAGAGCTTAACAACTCAGGCCAGTGCTATTTCCTGACGACCTCTGGAAAGCGCGGAGTCACCGACTTCAACCTGAAGCCGGAATACTTCGATGTCCCCGGAAAGAACCCGCTGGTTCAGTCCAAGGGCACCGGAATTGGTCTCCAGCTTGCAATCCTTCAGTCTGACGACTTCCGCCAGACCGAGTTCATGACGCCGCCTAACAGTGATGTCATTATCGCCCACACGTACTTCACCTCGATGTTCGTGACATCCTCCATGCAACGGCAGGGATGCACTGACTTCGCTGGTGGCGCTCCAATCTTTTAAGCGAAGGGAAGGACAAACAAATGTCTGGATTCATGTTTGGTGGTTCGGCTCTTACGCTGGACATCGGTGTTGAGAACACAACGGGGTTTCCTGTTGAACGCGGAGACGTTGTTCAGGTTGCCCTTTTGAACGCGGATAACCCGGATGGCTTTAATGCTGTCATTCCTGATGTTGCTGCGGCTACGCTTGGTCAGTACGCGCCGATGGGCGTTGTGCAGGCACCCCCTGGCCTAGAGATCCCCAACGGCGAGGCTATGATTGTTCGTATCCTTGGTGTTACGGATATCTCCCTTGATGTTGGAGCGACAGGCCCAGGACTTGTTTACGCGCAAGATCAGGTCTCCAGCGTCACCAACGCTGGCGGTGCTGGAACCCGATGCACAATCGCTGCCTCTGCTGCGGTTGGAACCACGGCTGCTGCTCCTGGTTTGCAGCAGATGGCCCGCGCTCATGCGGTGATTCTTACCGCAAGGACGACCGCTAATCCGACTACGGGGGTTCGTGAGCGAACCCGTGTGTGGTGGAACGGCCTCCCCTAAAAACTAACGTGTGTAGCGGGGGGCTTCGGCCCCTCGCTTTACACAGCTAGGAGAATTGAAGATGGCTGTTGCCACACACGTTAGTCGGGTAGCGAAGGACTACGCTCCCTATGGCTATTCGATTATGGAAACTGTGTCTGGTCGCCTTACGACCGACGCATCAGCGGTAATGGGGCCTGGGGCACACCTTGCTCTAGTTATCGTTGACGATGACGATATTTATATTGAAAGTGTTCAGGTTGTTCCCATTACCGGAGCAACCGGGGCTATTGCCGCAGACAACACGGATTACGTAACGGTTAACGTTACCTCGTATAGCTCTGGAAGGGCGCACTCAACCACACATGCAACAGGGGACACGCGAGCGGCGAGCCTTGACGCCTTTGTGTCTGACGTGTTTGAGGACCTTACGGTGTCAGACCCCTCTGTTCCATCTGACAGGGTTCTTGAGATTGCAGCAGTAAAAAGCGTTGCTAATGATGCGGCAATCAATAGCAAGGCTATGGACGTTCTCATTCGTTACCGTCGCAAGGCTTAATCTAAAACCCACTCGCTCTCTGGGGGTCTTCTGTGGATCTATCCGAACTCAGGACGGCCCTCAAAGAGCGGCGTGAGGATTACTCGCTCTCAGACGCGAAGCTCAATCGCAAGATCAACCAGTCCTACCTAGACATCTGCTCTAGGCGTAAGTGGGGCTGGCTTCGTCGTGAGTACACGGCGAATATGTATGCGCCTGTCACGCTTACTGGCACAGCAGCTACGGTAAACTTCGCTGCACAGCCTGGGGAGCGGGTCGTCTCCTTTGACGACGGTTCCGTTGATCCTGCGCAACTAGCTATGCCACCAATATGCGGCGTAGGTAAGCGGGTGATTATAGACGGTGATTTCTACGAACTTCAGTACATGAGTCCTGCGGATCCCGAAGAGTCGCTGTCGGGCTGGTTTGGATGGTTAGATCGACCGTATCAGGGTCGTATGTTTCCAGATGCCCCCTATTACGGCGAGATAACGTTTTTGTTCCATGAGGTTGCGCTTCCTGTTGGCGCTCAGTCGGTTGTTCAGACTGTTTTGTTTTCTGGGAGTAGCTCGCCGCTCGCGCTTAACGCTATTCAGCCTGCTTCGATGGCGTACAGGAACAAGGACACCCTTGGGCTTCCAACCCAGTATTCGGTGGTGGAGAAGGAGCCAATCCCGAAGCCGGCGAAGCGGATACGCGATTTCGCCCAGACAAACGGCTCCGCTGGTCCCGTCCCAACGGTTGCCTTTGGTCTTGAGGGCTATACCACTGCTCTTCATGCCTCAGGAAATTTGGAGGGTGGTGCAACTTATACATACTGGTATACGAACTACTGTTGGCTTTCCGGCGCTGAGTCTGCGCTAAGCGAACCAGAGACTGTCACGCTTGCGCCATCACAAAACGCTGTGTTTCTCCCAGACATAGCAGCGCGCAAGAACTACGTTATCCGCATTTATAGAAGCAAGGCTGGCGGCACAACCCCATATCTAGTCAGAAGTTGGCAGTTTGAGGAAGCCCTTAATGGATCGTCGTTGGCCCCGCCGTGGGTGGCCGGAGGAGGTCGAGCTTACGACTTGCAGTCAGACGACATGCTCCGGGAGAGGGGGCCAGATAGCGCCTCGTCGATGTTTTTGAGTCTTTATCCAATTCCAAACATCGGAAACAGTCAGGCTAAGATAGAGGGGGCGCACGAAGGAACTGGCGGGAATGAGCTTTACATCCTTTATCAGATGGAGGCTCGCGCTCTCAGTTCAGACAACGACAGGCCACAGTTTGAAGCCACCTATACAAACGTATTGTTGGATGGGGCAGAGCTTCTGATGCTGTCGGCAAACGACGAGCAGGGTCGGGCTGGTCATGTTCAGCAGCGGTACGAAGCTGGCATCCAGAGAATGATCATGCAGGATCGACTTAACTTCCAGCAGAGGGCGCTCATATCTCGCAACTCTCGCGGTATTCGCGGTAAGCCAAATGCTTGGTATGGCTCTGTTCCTGATTATGGCTCTGGTGGACTTGGTGGGTTCTAGTGACAAAAGCCAAGGGCAAGGTTGAGGAAGTAGAACTGCTTCAGATTGCTGGCCTTGACACCAGGGTTTGGCAGAAGGACGGCTCCTCTACAGACAACACTGGAGTTGTTTTTACTCTTGCCGGTGAGGTCGCAAAGATTGGCGGCATCCAGCCCCTTCTCAAGTGGGCAAGGTCAAGCACGGTAACCATAGACCCAAAGACCGGAGAAGAGATGTCCCATACGGGCGCCTCTCCGTTTTACGACGATGAGTATGGCTATCGGTACCCACTCATGTCTATCGGCTCGTTCAACCTGAATGGTGCAGTAGAGATCCTGCTTGAGTTTGGCGGGATGCTTGCTGTTCTTCGCGGCAACAACGTTGAACTTTTAGCCGTTGGCAGGAGAGTGGCGAAGAGGCCCTCAGAGGGCACGCAGTTCCTTCAGGTTGGCGGTGCTGTCTTAATACTTAATGGAGTTGATAGGAACCTTAAGTGGGACGGCCATATCCTGTCCCCACTTGGGATTCTATCTGCTCCAAGTGCGCCTGAAACGCCTTCGTGGAACACAGGAGAGCTTGGTAGCACGGTCCCGTTTGGGGTAACCCCAGGAAACGGAGTATTAGCGGAGGCTTACTCAGGGAGTGCAATAATTAAGACCAGTGACGACATTAGTAACGAGTATAGATACAGGCTCACTTGGGTAAACAACCAGGGCTCTGAATCAGAGGCAAGCGCGCCATCTGAGCTATTTACCGACTTAAGCGTTACTCCAGCGGTTGGTGTTGATGTCGCGTTTTGGGTTCGGGTGTCTGGATTGGGCCAAGCTCCGCCACAGCCAGACATTATTGGAAGGCGTCTTTATAGGGCTGGAGCGAGTGGTGTCACTTACTACCTACTCGCTGATCTCCCTGGTGGCCTTTCCGATCTCTACAATGACGGTAGCTCGATAACCTACGAGTCACCTGTTGCGCTCTCTCCTACCGGCTACAACCTTCCCCCGCCAACAGTTAAATTCGCCATGTTTCTTCGGGGGATTACCTTCTACGCTGGAAACAAATCGGCGCCAAACGCGCTCTACTACTCGCGTGGCAATGGCATGAAAGAGAGCGTTCCTCAGCCAAGAAACGTTGTGCAGGTAACAACAGAAGACGGATCTGATTACATAACGGCAATGTGCGTTGCTTCAGACTATGGCCTTGTGTTCACGAACAGAAGCATACACATGGTTACAATTAGCAAGAGCGGAGAGCCGATAATCACGCCGGTTAGTCAGACAATCGGTGCGGTAGGAAGCCGTGCTGTTGTTAACTTTGAAGGTCGCGTGTTCTTCTTTTCAGAGAACGGAGTGTTCTCGTTTGACGGGTCTGCCCCTCGTCCGCTTTCCTCAGAGCTAAGCAATCTTGTAGGCGACCTTCCACCTGCGTTCCTAGTAGATGTCGTTGCCTTCTCTGAGCCAAAAGAGCGTCGAGTTTGTTTTAGTGTTCGCTCTTCTACGCCAACAAGAAACGATGTAACTCATGACGAGTTCGGCCATGGACCGGTTCCCTCGTACCCTGGCATTGGCGAGGTTAAGGAGGGAAGGCTCAGAGAGAACAACGAGGTTTGGTCTGTTCACGTAGATACTGGGGCTATATCTAAGTCGAGCGTGTCTGTCTTTGACGCTATGAGCTACAAGGGCGAGACACTGGTCGCCTTTTCAAGAGACCACTATGGTCCGTTTTTTCTTCACCAGTACACAGCTTCTGCGGACTACGTACACCCAGGAGTACCGGAGTCTGTATGGTTTAGGCTTACAGACCTTGGAATGTGGGACTGCCAAAGCACTGTTGGAGAGAGAGAGGGGTTTGCGCCAGCCGAGCCTATACACTCGTTTTTTGAAACTCGGTGGCTAACTGGGAAGAACCCGGAATCTGACAAAACGTTCTACAGGTTGGACGTTTTCTATGTTCAGACAGGAGACTACGAGATCGACTTAGCCTGGTTTACTGATTGGGAAACCAAGGAGATCGGGTCCGCTAGTGTGCCAATGATGGATCCGTCTGCCGTTACGTGGGGAGGGACGGCTGAGAATGCTATCGAAACGGTAGGAGCGGTTAGCTCGTCAGTTCGGAATTGGGGCGACGTTTACCCTGGTCTTGATTTTGAGCCGAAGATTCCGACGACATGGGGCGAGGAGCGCCTTAGGTCTGTTAAAATTAGCCTTAGCTCTGGAACGCAGCACGACCCATCTGGGAGGCCGTTTCCAGTCGTTCCTGGCTCTTCTGACCCGGTACAGGACCTTCGCATTAGCGTAGATGAGAGCGAGGGCCTT